TTGTCGACGCTTACGTTGAGGGCTCGAAAGCCCGACGCGGCCGCCGTGATGTTGCGGATCACGACGAGCAATTCGCTAAAGGCGCCCAGCCCGGTGAAATCGACGTTGGCGACATTTGTCGAGTACGTCCACGATGCCGCCAGTTTCCATCCGGCCACCGCATTCACCGTCGATTTGCGACTGTTACCGCCTTGGGTGAGATGGACCAGTTCGGTGCCATCGAGAGCCGCAGCGGCCGTAAGATCGCTGATCTGTTTGTCTGTCATGATCTAAGCTCCCAGGAGGATGCTGGTTTGAAGTCTATCGGTGCCGCTTTGCGCGTCGCCCGACAGCCGGAGCGCGTCAGTGCCGCTCTGCGCATCGCCCGAAAGCAGCAATGCGCCATCCGGTGTCGAACTCACCGTCACGACGATCTCGTGGCCGGTCATGCTCTCATAGCCGTCTCGTTTGGCCGTGACGCGGACGATTGCTGTGACAATCGCTCCGACAAATGATGTCGCCGGCAAAACGAAGCTTTCGCCGACCAACCCGTCATGGACCGTCAGCACGGTGCGATCCGCATCCATCACTGTAATAGTGGTCGTCTGATCGGTTTCTTGCGCGACACCTGGATCCGTCCAGCTGAGCGGCACACTTTCGGTGAGCCTGTTGCGGTTGGCCCACTCAACCGCAAATTCGGTCGGCATGGGGAAGATGGTGACGGGGCCATAAGCTTCGCCTTCGATCTTGACGTTGGCCGGGCGCAGCGGCCGGATCGCGCGGCTGTCGAAGACGATGACGTCGGTCGGCGCCGCGTCCGGTTCAAGCGTGCCCAGCCCGGCGATGGTGAGCAGTTTCACTGAGATGCTGTCGCCGGCCGACCGAACCTCGAAATCGCTGTTGTTAATATCGTCGAACAGAACGATCGCGGCGCCGGTGGCGTGCTCCAGGGGAACTGTGTCCAGACACCCTCTGGCGATCGTCAGCGCGTTTCCGTCCACGTCATCGACCCTGACGATTTCCGTCATCCCCGGTGTGGCTCCGACGATCGCCGCCAGCGTGCCGAGCGCGGCTTCTCCGAGGTCGACACCGCCAGTCACCGTGATCTCGGTGGCATCAATTGCCACGTCGCCATTGAGGAAGGCGCCCGGCGCGAAGTCCACGAGTTCGCTTCCCGCGTAGCCGCCGCCGGCATCGATCTGGATCTCGGCGTTTACGGCGTCTGGACTTGGCGACGATCCGGCTACCTGTAGCAGGCCCGCATCCGGGTTCGTCGACAGCATGGTGGCGAGGTCGGCATCGCCCACCATTTGTCGCGCTTCCCGATAGGGCATTTCCCAGGCCAGCCGAGGGGACACCGGAAGCGGCTCGTTCGATGGCGGCAGCCATGGGGACTGGCTGTCGTCGACCAGCACGGAAGCGCCGAGCCTGAAGACATCCTGGAAGACTTTCACGGTGATTTTGTTGGTGCGCCCATCGCCTAAGTTCATACCCATGTTTCGCATCACCTCCCCAGCGAGGTTGTTGCGGGCCGAGACGACCCGGAACGGATCTCCGGGGTTGAGGGCTTCGGCCGACCTGTTCAGGACGACGCTACCCGACACGAGACCCGAGCCCAGCGAGATGACGTCGCGGGTGGCGACGCGGGTGGCCAAGGCGGTGTTGGTGATGCCAGGGTACTCTCGCGTCGTCGACCTCACGCCATTGGTGGACTGCATCGCCTGCGCGGTGTTGGTGACGAGGTGAGCGCCATCCTTGCGCTTCTGGCGGTTATAGTACTTGACCAGCACCGCGTTGATCGCCTCGGAGGGCTGGCGGCGACTGATATCCCAGTCCAGCGCTTCGTCTTCGGTGAACACCGGGATCAGATCGATATCATAATCGTCCCTGATCGCCTTCAGGACGAATTTTCCGGTCGATCGCGACACGTACAGTACCGCATCGACATGCGGCAGCACCGTGGTCGAGACGAATTCCTCTATCTCTTCCTCGCGATACCATTTGAGCGTGAGGCCGAACCTTTCCGCATAGAAAGTGTCCGCGCAGGCCACGAAGCTCGTTTCGTCGATGTCACTGTCGTTGTAACCCATGCCCCAAACACGGTCGGTCAGGCACTCCCGGATGATGTGTGCCGGGTTCATGTCGATGTTGGCGGAGAAAGCGAGCGTCAGGGCATCCCTCAGGGCTTGCGGATCTCCACCCGCGACGACCGGCACACCATCGTCCGGCGTGTTGTCGAGCATTCCGGTGTAGGACGTGTCCGACAGATCGATGTTGAAGCCGTAGGCCTCCACATCGGCGATCGCGCCCAGCGTGGCGGCGGCGGGCGCGGCCGAGCCAAGCGGAAACGGCTCGCCGTCTGTCACGAAGATGAAGAGACGCCGCTTGCTGCCTGACCCGGCGAAGAACGCCGCCGCCTGGCTGACAGCCGCCTCGAAATTCGTCCCGCCCGACGTGACAAGCCCATTCACCCAGGCGATCAGGTCATTGTAGCCGGCCGTGCTTATGGAGCGGCGCTCGATGCTGGTCGTGACGGTCGCGGCCCATGCCACCATACGGATGTCGACGCCGCTGAGCCCGGTATTCTGGATTTCCTGGAGCGCGCCGACGACCGCGGTCTTCATGCCTGCGAGGCGCGTTCCCGTCATCGAGCTGGACACGTCGAGTGCGATGTAGATCGCCGTGTTCTCGATCTTGACCTCGCCGATGCCGGCCTTTTGCTTGTACCACTGGTCGCTGCCATCCGAGCGCTTGAAGACGCGCTGCACCCGAAATTCCCACGGCTTGATGTAGTTCGACGTGCCAAGATAGACCTGCCGGAGCACGACGGTGAAAACGCCCCGAAAGGCCGAGATTGTAGGGCCGAGCTTCGCGACCAGATAGTCGTTCTGGAGCTGGTCCGGGGCGCCCATGCACAGGTCGACGTCGCCCTCGATGCCGCCTTCGCTCTGATCCCCGCCGAACAGGTTGGCCTTGTGGATGGTGATGCGGCCACCACGCCGAATGCCTTTCCATGCATCCTTGTCTCCGGCGCGAATGCCATAGAGCGCATCGGCGACGCCGTGACAGAGCCCCATCTGCATGCCGAGATCGTATTTGTAGCCGAGCACCTGGCGCGGCCCGAACAGGCCGTAGCGGCGGGCTCCCTTGATCGCGCTTTTCTTGAGGTCGCCGTACCACGTGACGTTCGGGTCGGCGATGTCGCCCGTGCCGAACAACACCGGGATCTCACGGCCTTCCTCCGCCGTCGGCGCCTGGAAGTCCTCAAGCGATTTCGGCTTCGCGTTCTGCGGCTTAGGCGTCAGCGCCAGCTGCAGCGCGTAGGAGGCGATGGCGATGATGATGTTCCAGAACATTCAGGTGATGCTCTGGCTGAAGGGGTTGTTGTCGGACATGTTCTTGAAGCCGCCATAGTTCAAGAAATTTCCGAACTTGGCCGCACATGTCGTTTCGGAGAGATCGCAGCCCGGCGCGATGCCGACTGCCACCGTACCGGCATCGGCAACCGCCTCGGCCAGGCCGTCGATCACGCCAATCAGCGTGATGGTGTCGCCGACGTGCTCTCCAATCCAGCCGTACAGGCCGCCATAATTGACGACGCCGGCCTTGTAGTAGCCGTCAGGCTGGGCCGCCGCTTCGGCAATGGTCAGGACCAGGCCATCGGCGGCCGAGACCGTTGCTGCCGCTGTGAAATCGGCAATGTCCAGATTGCAGCCTGGGAAATAGAGGGAATGACGGCACGTCCGCTGGTATCGAGCACGGCAGCCCGGCCGGCGCAGCGAGGTATAGACGCTCTCGACCTTGATCGTGATCTTCTGCCTGGCGGACTTGATGCTGACAAAGCGACCCTTCCAGACCACCCGCAGTTCATTGGTCGGGTCGGTATGGTGCCCCCGCCAGATGGTGACGGTCGTGATCTCGCTGGCAGGGGTCTGGAGCGCCTTGGCGTAAGCATCGCTCAGCGGGAACGTGAGTTCGACCGACTGACGTTCGATGTTGCCCGTCTGCTCGACATCGCCGTGGGCGATCGGGGATGGCAACCAGTCTTGCCCCATGCGCGTGAGTTTCTCCGGCTCCGAGGTGAGCCGGACCGGTTTGACGCCGTTGTCGAGCAGATAGAGGAAATAGGGTTGGCCATCGTCGATCGAGGCTTCGACAGTGTCGTGGCTCATGCCGGCACCTCAGTGACAGGCACCGAGAGCGTCGCGATCACCGGATCGCGACGACCGGACGCCGGAAAGTTGAAGGTGACGGCGTCGGCATCCAGGCGCACTTTGCTGAGAAACGAGAACCAACGGATCTGCGCGATGCTCACCGAAGCGCCCAGGGCACTGCTCAGAGTGACCTGGTCGGTAGAGCCCACGCGCGCGGCCGCCACGATCTGCCGGAAATATCTTGTGCCGCTCTTCAACTCGATCATCACATGGCGACCGAGATAGCCTGCCGGCAGGCCGGCTCGCTTGATCGTCACGACCGTGTCGGCCGCACCGATCGGCACCAGGGCCTTCAGGTCGGAGTTGAAGCTCGGCAGCCAAAACGGCTTCTGCTTGCCGTTGCGCGCATGCAACCAGATGCGCCGCCGCCAGATCGCTGCCACGCCTTCCTCCAGAAAGGCGATCGCCTGCCCGAAATCGGTGTAGTTGCGCTGCCGTTCGATCTCGACCAGGCCAAAGCCGTTGTCCAGATATTCGCCGGCCTGGATGATGGTCTCCGATATCTCCGAGACCCGAGCGGTCGGCTCGGTCAAGACGTCAAGCGACAGGTATTGGGGATAGCCGGCATCGCCTTCCAGCTTGACATTGTCCTCAACCTGGAACCGCGCGGTGACCTCGTTGACCAGTTTGCCTCGGCTGACGCTGAAACCTTCCACCGGTCGCGCCACGCGTACCGGGACGATCGTCGGCGCGGCGAAGTCGGCGCCGATCGGCGCTAGCAGCGTCACCTTATCGGTCTCGACGGCGGTGATGAGCGCCAGGGCGAAGTTGTCCTGGCTCTCATAAACGATCAGCCGGCCGCCAACGCGCCAGTCGCCTGCCGTCGTGTCGATCGCGATCTCGGTGTCGGCTGCCGCGACGTCCACGGCCAGACGGATGCCTTCCCACCAGATCGGAACACAGATCCTGGTGGCGACGCGGCGGCGGGCGAAGTCTTTCGCGCGGCTGAACTCACCCGGATCGAGCTTGGCGGTATAGCGAGGGCTCTGGCGCGGGGCTTTGCGTAGCGCCAGGCGCTGCTCCCCGGTGTAGGACTGCATCACCTCCGACAGCGTCTCCAGGGTGTCGCTGGCGCCGACCAGCGGTCGGAAGGGCCAAGGCTCATAAAGGATGACCGGCGTCGGCGAACCGAGCTCCGGCGCGCCAGCATCCAGGTTGGCCGTCGACAGATGGTGGATCAGCCCGAGGTGCAGCGACGGCAGATCAGGCGCGCCGGCATCGAGATTTCCAGTAGAGAGCGCGACAGTCGCCACGGTCAGGCCGGGCCTGGTATGCCGAGGTCGAATGCCGGCAAGGTAAAAGTGTCGCCAATATTCACCGCAAGCACCGCGTCCAGGGCCTTCGCGGCCAGGAGGCGGGAGTTGACTGTGTCGACGAGCGCCCAATGTGAGGCATTGCCGTTGGCGCTAACCGTGCCGTTGGTGATTGCCGATACCGTCACCTTGCGGCCGGAGGGCGTGCGCGCGCCTATCGCACTGATGGTCGGCGTGTTCTTCGTGCCAAGCGAGACCGTGAGCGTGCCGGCATAATCGGCCGGTTCCGACGAGCAGATATGGAGCCGGTTTGCATTGGCGACGAGCACCGAAAGACCGCTGTCGAGGACGAGCGAGTTGAGGAATGACATTGTAGCGCTAGCCTCCGAGCCGCTTGTTGACGACGGCAACGGTGGCGTGGCCGTCGTCAGACATCAGGTACCGCTTGATGTCGCTGCCATCGTTGAGATTGATGATGTTGGCGTTGAGCTTCAGCTTGCTAGAGATCGCATCGACGATGCCCGCGATGTGCTCACGCGTCAGGCCGCCCGACGAGCCACCGCCGCCGCTGTTGCCATTCGCCGCCCTGGGCGACCGCAATGGCTGATGGTTGACGACGCCGAGCTTGCCGTCAGGGCCGCGCTGGAGCGGCATGATTGCCTCTTCGCCGTCCTCGCCCAGCATGCCGGTGCGGCCCGCCGACATCGGGAAGTAGGTCGGCGACGCAAACACGTCTCCCTTGGCGAATGGCACGACGTTGCCGCGCTGGAACGCCGCGCCGTTGGCGAACAGGCCCCACGAACCGGAGAGGATGTTGGCCGTGGCCAGGGGCGAGATGCTGTTCATGGAATTGATGGCGCCGGCCGGCCCGCCGAACAATCCGGCAAGGTTCTGGAACCAGCCGGCACCGCTGCCACCGCCCGGACCCATGAAACTGCTGAGCAGAGAACCAAACTGCGTCAAGCCGCCAGAGGCGTCCGTCAGGCCCTTTACCGTGGAGAACCCGGCCAACCCGGCCTTGCTCAAACTGTCAGCTGCCATCGTCGAGGCGCTACCCAGCTTCGAAATGCTCTCGGTCGTCATGGGATCAATGCCGCTGGCGCCGCGATTGATGCCTTCCCAACGACTAATGCCGGATGCCTTTGCGCCGTACCATTGCGACCAGCCGTCCTGCTT